TGGGGCATTTATTTTTAATATAACATCTGCAACAGTTTCTATAAATTTAGCGGCATCAGCATCTTGCGACAAAACTGCACTGATTTTTTCGTCTAAATTTCCTGCCCGTAAAACATTCAAAACTCTATTCAGGACATTTATATCATCTGTTTGTTTTACTTGGGCAACTATTTCTTTCTTAATAGGTGCGTCAGCTTCTGTTAGGATATTGATTAAATTACGCATAATGCAATATTTATGGTTAAAAAGTATTTGTTAACGAATGTTGCACTGCAATAAATACTTGCACACCCAAAAGGAGATAAAATGAGTTTTCAAAGTCTTTTGGAACGGATACAAGAACTGTTCCCTAAGAAATATCAAACCGAAGTTGAAGAATTTATTGCTAGTAGAAACCCTAAAACAACCGCCGATGTTGAACATTTAATTCAACAATTTAATTACAGAAAGACATGGCCAAATGTCTAAATTTATTCTTGCTATTGTTGAATACAGACAACGTCAGGCTGATTTATACTTACGTTGTTTAGTCGCTACTATCTAAATCTATTTTATTCTTTAGGAAAATGAAAGTCTTTATCTAACCAATTGGTTATAATGAGATCTTGTTGAATGTAACCATAATTGTTTAGAGATTCTACCATACTATCATTCAGTAGATTTTTTTCAGCTAAATCATACCATGAAGTTGTTTGGGGATCCGTTGGAGCATTTTCAGACTTATAAACAGCAGCATATAACCATGGATCATTTTCTTGTTTTAAGAAATAAGCATCTTTACAATCAAATCCATTTACTGCTAACATATAAATTAAACTTGTTAAATTATAATTGATGTAACATCTATTATAACCGTTAATTTTTAATCTGTTATATTCTGTAAAACTGGTTTGTGGAAATGATATTAACAGCATACCATCCACATTGATGCATTTATTCCATTCTTTCAATGAATAAATTGGATTTGTTATAAATTGAAATACATCATGGCACCAAATAAAGTCAACCGGAGTAGGCAGCAGATAATCAGAATTATCTATATTTCTTTCGAGTGGAAATACATTTGGTAAGACAACTATGTCGGGATTAAGTTTTTTTATATCCTTGTCAACTGCATAAATCTTATAATTTCTTGGTTCCGGGGGGTCATCTCTAGTGTGCAGTGTAGCCCACCATTTTACATCTAAACCATTACCACATCCAAAATCTGCTATTGATTCTAAACTGTCTAAAAAACTATCATAGGTATATAGCAAGTTTAAGACGTCTAAACTGTGATTATGACTTTCAATGCTGTTGTTAAACTGAACCATTTTGTAAAACCTCAATTATTAATTTTTCTTTTAATTCTTTTAATCTTGATTCAAATTGATAGCAAACCTCTTGTAATTCACTGTCGGTACCCCAGTTTAGACTTCTTCTTAAATAAGCCACCCACGGTTTTAATATATCTTTATCTAATTGTATATCTACTGCATTTGTTTTTGGTTTAGCATTGAGGCATAAATGCCAGTCTTCCAACAATTGTCTGGCATGTTCTTGTGGTGTCATACTACAATATCTTCCATACCTGCTGTTCTTAGTCGTACAACGTGTCCTAGCATAAAGTTTTTACTTTCTAGACCTTTCATAATTCCAAGCCATTTGTTTCTAAGCAAAGCAACTTCGTTAATGATAGTTTCAAAGTCAATGACTTCGTCCTCACCATCTGTATATTTCTCAGCGTCGCGACTTGTAAGAGCTCGGGCATAAGCTTCCAGGTATTTTTGAAAATGTTTTCGTCTAATCTTACGAAGTTGTATATTAAGATAGTTAAGTACAGCTTCAATCTCCTGAAGCTGGTTAAATCTCTGCTCTGTAATACCCGGTAGATTCGCAGCTGACTTTTCAACATTACCCCGTATAAATGTTTCTGTTTTTGCCTGTGCAAGTTCGCCTTCATAGTAGTTAATGAAGTCCGGTATATTGCTTAAGTCTGCTACAATTTTATTGTACCACATTTAACCAGTCTAAAAATGAATTTGGAAAGATTTCCAAATTTAGATTTCTTCTTTTTGCAAATTCTTTCATATACTTTGATAAATTCACTCTGTCTATATTTGGCACTTCTACTTCAGTTTGTAAATTTTTTATTATTACATCAAAAATTTTATTATTCTCTAATAAAAACTGATCTATTAAAACTTTTTTAGAATGAACGTCTAAAACATCTAACCTTAGAAATGACGGAACATTACAAAAATTTTGCATAATTGGAGCATCTACAAATTTCACAAAGTCTAAAAACCCAAATATAGTTATGTTGCTAATTACAGAAGTAAAACTGTAATTAATTTTGGCTTCTTTAACATAATTAACAATATTTAAAAAATTAGTGTAGGAATTCTCATAACGATTAAATTCATATAATTTTTCTATGTTTTCTGCACTGATGACTATAGAAACATTTTTGTGATTTCGAAGTATATCAAATTTTTCTTTAAATTTTTCTAATGTTAATCCAGCACCTGTATAAATTCTTATATTAGGGCAATCAGGAAACATTTCAACTATGTCTACTAGATTGTTATATAAAAAAGGTTCGCCACCGGTTATTTGTATGTTATCAACTTTGCCATTCAATTCCCTTAATGACTGATACAATAAATCAAAATTTTTCTTTGAGTATAAAGTATCTTGTGATAGTTTTAATAAAGCTTTGTTTTCTGGTGTAAGTACAAATCTGTCGTCGTCTTCTAAATCTATACCATAACCACCATTTTTTCCTATGTCATTTAACCAGCTTCGGCTGTATCGTTTTGAGCAATACGAGCAAGTTAAATTACATCTGCTACCAATACTTAAATCTAATACTTCTAAACGATCAACCGTTGCTATATTAAAAATTTTATTATAACCGTGTAGTGTCCTATAACTTGTTAAATTCTTATCTTCTAATTTATAACAATATTCTTCGCAACTGTCAACTCTTTTATCATCAAGAATATCAAGTCTTTCTTGTACGATTTGTTTATAATTTAATAAATTATTAAATTCTTCAAAATTTATTTTTTTAATCTTTGCTGCACAACAAGATGATATAGATCTTTTTTCTAAATCTAAAGAAATGTCAGTAAATTTTCTATAACAATAATGTTTGTTAGAATTCATTACTCATCGTAATCATAATCATCAGTATCATCCTCGACAGCATACTCTTTGAGAGCATGATTTAAAAAATTATCTGTAGATCCAAATTCTTTTAATTCAGCATCACTTAGCATATCTACTAATACGCTCATTACATTATCCGCTGCCTCCTGTCTGTCTTTAACAGGAATATATTGTTTCAATATGAGATAAGCTTCATTTAATACTTCAACGTCAATCGACATTTTTCTTTTCCTTCTTAAAAATTAACAAATCGTCTGTACAACCTGTACATCTATTTTGCCTACACGTAGTAGGACTATCTAACAGGTGCCACTCTGTCAACAGATTGCCTAAGTAATCATTATGACATTCACCACTGGTAACACTAAAATCTACATCAATATTGATCCTATTAAATCCTGCATCACAGTTCCAATTTTTCCAATGATCTAACTGCTCATTGTGCAACCAATTTGCACTTACATTAAATTGTGCTCCATTATCTAAAATAATAGAACAATTATAATATTGGTGATTACTGAAGCTGCTCAATGTTTAATTTACCTTTAAATATTGGAATAGTTCTAGTTTGATGCGCATAATCTATTTCGTTTACAGTAAAACTAATTTGATTTTTTGTCAAAAAGTCTTTATATTTTTCAATTCTACTTGTATTCCAAAATTCATTCATTACATTCACATGTAAAAATTTTGATTCGTTGATGCTGTTTTTTAGGGCTTGGACCATGGAAAAAAATTTCTCTTCGTTGATATGTTCCGAATGCACACTAAAGGAAATATTGTCTACGTACTTATATAACTTTTTATAATAAGATAAATTTGCGCTGCCATTTGTAGTTACTAAAATTTTACCAATATTTTGATTATAATTTTCTCTTATCCATTTAACAAAAGGCAAGAAACTTTTATTCACTGTAGGTTCGCCACCGGTAAATGCTATTTTATATTTTAAACTTTTTTCTGCTGTTTTGCCATGCATATTACACCATACATTTTGTAAGGTCTTCAGATCATGGTAACCATCTGTATTATTATGGTACTCGGGTGAGCAATACATACAATCGTAATTACACCTTAGACCAATTTTCCATGTAATAACAAAATATTGCTCTGTAGGTGCAACCTGAATAATTTTATTCAACTTCTTCTAATACTGATTCGGTTATTTGTTGATGAGGATTTTTCGTGTAATCTTCCATTACACGATCTAACGACTCATTTTCGTTACGTTCCCATGCTTTACGAAACTGCTTAATTACTGTACCATCTGCTAGCGTGT